GCCGCCGTAGGACGCCTGCATCATGCCAGCACCGCCGCCTGCGCCAGAGTAGCCGCGCCTCGTGTTGCGCAGATCGCGCAGCAGATCATTGAGGCGGCGCATTTCGTCGGTCAGTTGCCGCGTCGACCGGGTCGAGGTCTCCATCCGGTCGGTATTTTCTTCCAACGAGGTCAACCACAGCCGCGCGCCACCAAACCGACCACCACCACCATCACCGCGATAACTTGATGGCGATAAAAATTCCTTCAATTCTTCCGGTGCGCCACCTGGGAACATCGGCCCTGTCGGTGGCTCGATTGGTTCGGGACCGAGATTTTCCCCAATGCCTGGCAAGCCCTCGAAACCGCGCCCGGTCTTTTCTTCCTCTGTCAGCGGCGCACGATGGCCGCGCATTGCTTCGACCACTTGCTCAACTTGCCGCGCGACCTTCTCAGCAACATCGGCGATCGTTTTGAGCTTGCTGTTCGCGCCGGTCCATTCGAGCGTAAGCGCGCCAACTGCTTCAAGCGTGTCGGCCATGGCGATAGCGATGCGCCGTTGCTGCAGCTTGAACTCCCTTGCCTTCTCTCCCAACTCGCGTTCATCGTCGATCGCCCGTTGATTGATCTCCTGCACCTTGCGGAAATGCCCGGATTGCATCGCCCGGCCTGCTTCTGCACCGAACAGCAGATTGTTGAGGTCGGTCGCCCATTTGGTGATCTGCTGTTCATTGCCAGCGCCAGCATCGCGCAAGCGCTGCATCATCGATTCGTGGCGTTCGAGCCAAAGATTGAATATCGCCGCCTCGTTGGGCGCTTCGCGCATCTTGGCGATGAAATCTTCTGCGCCTTCGGCCGCCTTCCTCGACCATTGCGACGCCGCTCTGATCTTCTCGGCGATCTCGCTTTGCGGATCGCGAATATCGACCATCGCTCGGCTCAGATTGAGCCGCGCCCGAGCAGCCGTGGCAGCCTCGACGCCACCGCGCCGCAATTCGGCATCCAATGCCTTATAGACCGCGATATCACCGCCGCCTTCACGTGATTGCCGCAGCCATTCCTCTTGCGAGTCGAGGAAATCAAGCATGTTCACATGCAGCGCGACCATCGTCGTAGCGAGCGCGGTGAAAACGCCACCGACAGCGGTTACGGCTGCGGTCGACAGGCGTAACGTATTCGCCAGCTTGCCGGCGGTTTCGCCAATCACCTTGAACTGATCGCCGATCGGCATGACGTTCTTGCCGACGGCTTCAGCTTCACGGCCAGCACGTTCGAACGCCGCGGTATGCCGCGAGCTGGTGAAGTCCTCAATCGCGCCCTTGATCTTCGCCAACTGCGACGACGCGTTGTCGACCAGATTTACGCTCAGCCGGAGTTCTTCGTGTTGCTCGGCCATCAGTCGGCGGCCATCAGTCGGCTCCAGCCTCAGTCTGCTGCCGCGCCTGCGGCGCACCGCGCTCGCGATTGAGCGTCATGCCGCCCTCAAACATGCCGCTGCCGCTCGCGGTCGAACGCACCTGCGGCTCCTCTTCTCTCGTCTTAATGCGGACATCGATATCAGCCCGGCCGGACATCGGGGAAATCTCTCGCCCCATCGGCCAATCAAGAGCAGAGCGTTCTGGTCTCGGTGCGATCTGCGCCATGCCATCGCGCCCGATGGTAAGATTGAGACCCTCCGGATGTTGCCCCGCTTCGCGCAGCAACGCCTCCTTGAATCGAGGCCAATCCTGCGGCGGCACACCGAAGCAGCCTTCGGTATTGAGCCGATCCAATGTTCGCGAAGTGTCACCGTGAGTCTGCAACGGATGAATCTGCACACCGGTACGTGCTTGCTTGGGATATTTCGGGTCTTGAATCGTCCCGTATTGGCCGCCGAGTGTCGCAACCGAACCGATCTTCTGGCCCTTCGTACCGATGTCACCCTTACCGACATTGATCGGGAATTCGCCGTAGGGAATGCTGCCGCGTCCAGCACCACCGCTCGCATAATTGAATGTCTCGCCGCCCAGGCTGACTTTCCCCTGATAACGACCCGGTCGATCGGCCTGATCTGATGATGCTCCCGCAGGGACCGCAAACTGTCGCAATCTTGTTTCCTGCGGATGTTCTCCCCATGGGGTTTGTATCATCTGCCTATTCAACGGGACGACCGCTTCGGGACCGCGAAGCCCTAATTGCGTGAGCGTCGGTTTGTTGACAACACCACCGCCGCCTTGACGACCGAGCGGTACGACTGCTTCCGGCCCTTTTTCGCCGACGAGAGCGTTTGTCGGCTTTTCGACGACGCCACCTTCGGCCAACGCGACGACTCTCGGTGGTTCTCCGCCGCCAGCCCCTCCAGCCGGCGTCTCGCCGCGCATGGTCGTGCGCATCTCGCGCAAGTAGTCATAGAGCTGCTTGATCTGCTCGACCAGCAAATCGCTCTGGCGGGTATCGTCACGCAAATCATCGACACTCTCGTCGAAGCTTGCCCGCCACAGCCGCGCATCTCCGTTATCACCCTCGCCGGCATAGCTCATCTTCTTCGCGCCGCCGCCGAATAATTTCTTGTACCAATACTGAAGCAGCAAATTGCTCATGGTCGACCAGTTCGACAGCGGCACTGTCGGCAGCTTGATCTTGAGCTTCGCAAGATTGCCGAGAATGCTGATGATCGACTTGCTGAGTTTTTCAACAAGATCGGCCGTCAATTCCATGCCCTTGTTGAGCAGATCGAGATATTGTTCGGATGAAAGCTTGGCAGCCGCTTCCTTGATCCGTCTCCAAGCGTCGTTGATGTCGTGTTGGTATTGCTCCATTTGCTCGGCGATCTCGGCGCGCCGCGCCCAATCCTTTTTCTGTTGATCGGTCGCATGCTTCACCTCAGGGGCGTCAATGCGCGACAGGATATCGGCGGCGCGTGGCCCATAGATCGCCTCCCATGCGTCATGACGGGCTTGCGCGATCTCCTGCGGCGTCTGATCTTTCGACAACTCCTCGACATCTTTGATGTATTTATTGGCGAGGTTAAACATTCCCTCGTAGTCACCCTGCTCAGCGAGCTTGTGGAAATTCTCGTAAAAGACGCGTGTCGTCTCCTTCCATTCCTCGGTGCCACCCATCTGGTTCTGCAAATCGCGCATGATGTCGTTGAGCGGATCGAGTACCTTGACCGAGGCGTCGGCCATACTACCCATGACTTCGGCGATCTCGTCGTCAGTGAGGCCGCTCAGATAAAGCGCCTTATTGATCTCCTTCTGTGTTGCGATCGAAATTGATGTCTGCCGCTGAAGATTGCGCATCCGACGCAATTGACCGGTGAAGCTCTTCTGATTTTCGGCGGCGGCACTGATGGCTTGCTTAAGCCGCGATTCAGAGGCTGAATCAAAGCTGCCTGCCCATTTTTGTAAATCGGGCAGGCTGCGCGTCATGCCATCGGCTGCAGTGTTGACGCGAGAGAAACCACTACCGAGCCCGCGCAACCGCGGCAACATAGACGCGGCCGTCCGCGCCCAACTCTTCATGCGGTCGGTCTGCTGGCCGCCGAACTCGTCGATCTGCCGCTTGATGCGGGTGATCTGATCCGACGCGTTGTCGATCAGCGTGACGCCGACGCCGAGATCTTGATATTCGGTCGCCATTGGTTAATCGGCTTCCGTGCTTTGCAACTTGGCGAGCTTGATGGTCCATTCCAAATGCCGCCTGACAACGGTCAGCGGCATCGCCAGGAAATGATCCGGGGCCTGGTGATACCAGCGCGCGAGGCGATAGCAGTCGAGGATGATCTCATCCTCGTTGCCGGCTACAACCATGCTTCCGGATCGGGGAGAAAAAAACTTCGCAGTCGATAGGCGCATGAATTCCAATCACGCGGGTCCATCGCTTCGAGGAACGGCGTCAGCACACCGGCCAGCGATCCCATCATCATCGACATCTTGCGCTCATCGATAATGACATCGCCGTTCATATCGATGCGCACCGGATTGCCGTAGCGGTTAATGTCGCCGCCGGTCGGCTCACGGAACGAAAGCTCGTTGACGAGTTCGTTCTTGTTGTTGCGGATCGGCTTGTGCACAAGCTTGACCCGGATCGGCCATTCGCTTTCCGGTTTGGCCTGTTCGGTGAGTTGCGTCTCGCGCAATACCGGATCGACCGCTTCCTTGGCGTCGGCGTCGATAAACCCCTCACGGCGTGGCGCTTCATTCATAGATTCGATCTCCGAATTAAAACGACGACGAGATCAGATTTGGATCTCGTCGCAATAGAGGCCCTCCCAACGCACGCGCATCTGACCGTCGCGGGTGTTGGCTTCGATACCGGCTTTGCATGTGGCATTCGCCAGCGTGTAGCGCTTGCCGTTGGCGAGATCGGCGACGACCGTGACATCAGTCTGGAATTCGAGGTCTTCGAGACTGATCTCCGGCACCGTTGAAATATCGCCTTCGATGTATGGGACGCGTGGCAGCTCTTGATAGCCGTGCACACGATCCTGGCCGGCGATCATGGTGCGCTCGACGGAGGACGGTGAGACAGTGAAATTGCCACGAAGTGCGAGCTGATTGCCGTCCACATATAAATATGCAATTCCCGCAAAGCGTTGCGCCATTTTGCTCTCCTATTTGTGTGAGAAGGCCGCACTCAAGCACGGCTTGACGGAAGAGGGACACCAGGCAAGGCAAGGCCAGCAAACCGCCGGGGGGCCTCCGCTCTCGCGGAGACCCCATTTCATTTTCAGCTGATGCCGGTCAGCGGCGCACCGGGAGGCAATGGAGCCCCACCGGTCAGACCGGATGCGCCGATGATCTCGACATCGATGCCGCGATCGTATTGGAGCCGGAACTGCGCCAACACGGCGAAGATGCGGAGCTGATTGATCAGATCGGGCGGATAGAGGACATTAACCCTGTTAGGATTATTGGGGTCCCTTTCCACAAGGAGGAACCTTTTGAAGTTTCGTGTATCCTCCACCAAACCATTGAACTCATCCATACGGTATTGCGCGATGAGTTCCGCCTTGATGATCCCCGGCGTGACGATCGCCTGCCCAGGCCCAAACCGCGTGCCGTCGTTGGCAAGTTTATGCCGAGGATACTTCGATGTGATCGCGTGCCGTTGGTTTCTCAGCAGCCGCGCGAGCGTCGCCAGCGTCGTCACCAGCTCGTAGGCGTCGTCGCCGTAGCCATACGAGTTGAGTTGATACGTGGTCTGCTCACGGGCGATCCGCACGTTGTTGCCTTCCCACACCTTCTGGATCGCCAAGCCGCTCATCGCCAACGAATTGATCTCGATGAAGTCGAAGCGATCGTGCAACGCTGCAGGCAGAACGCCTTCGAGCGTGAGCGTCTGCAGCGGCCGGGCCGGATCGTTGGTCAAAGCACGCTGTGCCTTGGCGACGTAGGCGGCGACAGCCTCATACATCGGCGACGGCGTCACGTTCTCAAACGCCATGATCGACATGACGCCGGAATTGCGTGTGAGGCCGAAGTTGATGAGGTCCGAATAGATGCCGCGCTTGGCCGAGAACACATGACCGAAATGCTGGCGCTGCCAGCCCCAGCGGCCAGTATCGGAGAAGCCGTATTCGTCCTCCCATGCCTTGAGCGAGGTCGAATCCGTGTATGGCATCGCTACATATTCGAACTCGGTCTCGCCCATGTTAATGATCAGGGTGTCGAACTCTGGCACGCCGGTGCCGCCAGAAAGCGAAGTCGGCAGCGTCATGGTCAAACCGATCGGCGTCTGCTCGCCACCGAGCTGACCATAATAGTTCGTCTGCAGATGAATATCGTTGCCGCCAATGCCCTTCCATACGCAGGTCAACGTGATCTGGTTCGACGGCACCGAGAAGCTGAGCGCAGCCGCGCTCGCGGTGGTCGCCTGATTGGTCACGTAGACACCAGCACCGCCGATCGTCCCCGAGGTTTGGCTCACGATGTAGGTGCCAGCGGGAACGCCAGTGCCACTCACCGTATCGCCGACCGCAACTGTACCGGTGACGGCGGAAAGCGTGAGATCGACCCCCGCGGCGGTTCCGGTCGCCGTTGCATGGCTCGTTCCCGCGCCCTGCACGCCGGTGACTGGCAAATCAGGATGACGATCAAGCGCATCGACGATTGCCGTCGCCACCTGGCCGGTCGTATCCGATGCGCCGACATTGATCGGAATGTGCTGACCGCCGATGTAGAGATGGATCGTGCCAGCCTCGGTCGGCGGCTGTGTCACCACGACGTTACCGGATGCCGCAGTCGCGCCGACAGGTTCGGCAACACCAGCTCCCCACACTTCGTTGGCAAAATTATTTTTGAAAAAGGATTTGAACATGCGAGAAAGCTCAGACCCTTTTCCAAAGAAATAGTCCGCCTGCGCTTGCGTGCCGATGGCGATCGGAACGTCGGGCGCATGCGTCGCGGCGGCCGACATCGCGCCGACCAGAAGTGACCGCTGGTGCAGGGTTGGGAGCCCTGCCATTGACGGGTCCGTAATCTTCACGACGATGCGCTACTTTCGTCGCCGCCGCTTACGCGGCTGCTGCATGTTCCCATGCAGACGAGATCATATCATCACCCTTTTCAGGGGCCGGGCGCTTCGGGCCGCTTGGCCCTACGAGCTTTCGCTCTGATCGTTGCACCTTCCGCCATTTTGGCGGCTTGGCTCAGGATTGTCGGGTCTCGACTTCCCCTGAATTCACCCGGATTAATTCGATGTCGATTACTCGACAAAGGGTCTAAAACTTAAACCTCGACCCAATACAGCGGGACTTTGATCTCCTGAGGAATATTGCTGAACGAAATCGGCATGGTCTTCTCCTTTCGATTCCGTTATGGTGTGTGTGAGCCGAGACGACGTTCGCGCGTCGCCCCGGCTCTGTCACGAAAACCTTGCTGGAGGCTTCCATGACGAAGGCGACTTGCGTTGTTTATTGGCTTTATGACGAAACCTGCGTTGACCCGTCGCTCGATGGCTACATCGGCATAACGACGCGATTAAGCCGGCGCATCTACTCTCATAAACAATCCAAATGTTTTCCTGACTTCAAATGCAAGATTCTGTTCGAAGGAACAATAAGCAAATGTCGTGCTCTCGAATATCAATTTCGCTCCAAACCGAATATTGGTTGGAACGTTGGCATCGGCGGCAACAAGGGTAGGTATCCTGGCTACCATATGTCAGAAGCAGCCAAAGAAAAGGTGCGCGCGAAGATCATCGAACGTGGTGGCATCATCAATCCAATCCCGAAGGGCACTCGACGCTCAGAAGCAGAAAGAACCAGAATTAGCGCTGGTACGATAGCCGCTGGTCCATTAACCGCAGAACAACAAGCGCGTCGAACTGCGAACACTCCACGCGGCAAGGCGCACCATGCTTTCGGCAAGCCGATGAAGCTCACCAATCCTTCGCTTGGCAAAGATCAGAATGGTGCCAAAAATCCATTCTTCGGCCGGAACCACAGCAAAGAAACTAGACAGAAAATTCGCGAAGCGAGAACTGGCAGCAATCATAGTGATGAGACCAGACAGAAGCTCCGCGAAATTTCTCTCGCTATGTGGGCCGCACGTCGCACCGGACCTGCGCCGTTGTGCTAAACTCAGCGCAGCCATCGGAGCACGCCACAGGGCTCACGATGGTCAGAGTCGACCGGGTGCTACCGGCGCTCGGTCGGCTCGCTATTCACCGGCCGCCGGATCGTATTCCTTGCTCTGTTCCGGCTCCCCGCCCAGCTCGCTCGCAGGCTTATCCGCAGCCTTGGCCTCGTCTTCTTTGACGATGGTGATATCGCCATCGCGCAGCCTGCGCCGCGTGAAGTTGTCCATCGGCCATTCGACCGAGCCTTCCTTGGGAAAGCGGATGATGGTGCCTTTGCCGTTGAGCGGATGGAATAGCGTCTTGCGGATTTGCTCATTCTTCGGCAGCACGCGCACGCGCGGCACCGCCGCCTGCTTCTTGAAGTAATCACGACGCTCGGCGAACCTGGCTTCACGTTCGGCGTAGGTACCCATTTCATTCTCCTCTTACACGGCTCTTCGCCGGTTTGTTTCCTTTTCCTTGCGTTCATGCATCAGCAAGCGATCGATCGCGAACCCCATGCCAGCGCGAGTGAGGAAGCTCCATCCTTCATGGCGATCGGCAAGGCCGAGCTTGAATAATTCCCCGCGGCCGGCCTTGCTGGGAATGTCGCCATCCCAGGTCGGACCATGCATGAACAGGCACCACATCGTCTCGCGTGCGGATGACGATAGGCCGGTGATGGTCGAGAGATCGATCTTGCTCATAGCGTCGTGGTTGCGCTGACGATGGTTGACCACGGACCATCACCGCCTGGTCCAGAAGCACTGACGCGGAAGTCATAGGCGGTGTTTGCCGCAAGCCCTGTGGCGGTCGCCGCGGTCGCGTTGTACTCGCTCGAAAACGTAAACCAGCTCGCATCGCCTTGCGGTGAGACTTGTACGCGGTACCGGCTCGTATCCGCCGTTGCGTCCCAGGCGAGGTCGATCGACGATGCCGTGATGGTGCCGACCGCAAGGCCGGTTACTTGCGGCGGAGCAGGCGGCGTGATC